CCCTCTCTGATCCTGTTAAACCTTCTCTTAACATGGAATCAACGCCCTGCATTACATAAGTCCCCATTGATCCTGAGTATCCACGAATAAGATTTTCTATGTAAAGAGGACTAATATTTAATTTATCACCCACGACTTTTGAAAGGGTGTCTGTGCTTGGTCGATAAGCCAAGTCATCTGTACCCTCTAAGTATGACGGAACTATTTTTCTACCTGTAAAGAAATCATAGTTAAAATAATTTTCTATTAATGGTTCTACCAATGTAGGTGGTGTGATAGAAAGCGTAGTGCTTATGTTTCTTTTTAAACTATCGGTGACATCTTTACCTGCTATATCATCCATAGTGTAAGCCATAAGTCTTTCGGGAATAGTAAATGCAAGTAAACCCACTTCAAATGGCTTAGGTAAAGCAATCGTTTCTCCTGTTAGTTTTTTAGTTCCGGGAATAATTATGTAATTATCTTTAATTTCTTCAGGTGCTTCTTCGTATTCTTCACTATCTCTAACTAATAAATAGTAATAAGGTACTAAAGAAATTAATCCTGCAAATCTAAGAAATACACTTTTTAATCTTTTAGCTGGTGATAAACCTCTACCTACACCATATTTACCTGTTAAACCTCTATAAAATACATCAAGTCCTTGTATTCTTGGATTTAAAAACATTGTTGTTTGTGCAAGAAATTGAAAAGCTGGATTATTACCACGCCTTGTAAAGTTTAAAACTTCCATAGCTTGAAATATAGCTTCTGCTTCATTGCCTGTTCTTTTAAGAGCATCTTTATAAACAGCGACTCTTGTTGCTGCATCAGTAATAGCTGTACCTTGCCCTAATATTTCCCACACTTTTGCAAGAGTATCAAAAGGTGCCATCATTATTTTCTTAACTGTTGACCTTTGTTTTTTAACCTCTTTCTTATACAGGTTATTAACTAGTTTTTCTGTGGTATCTATTTGTCTTACACCTTGATCATATCCTGTAATAATTCCTGAATCTCTTAACTGTTTAAATTCTTTTGGCAAATTACCTGTAGCTAAACCAACAGCTATGCTTACTGTTTCTTTTAAAGAACTAATAACAGGAGTATAGTTTGCACCACTTAGAGTCCATGCTGATACAGAGTCCCTAAGTATTTGCCTAAACCAAAAGTCAGGCAGTCTTGTAATAAAGTCAGATACAAGTTGTTTTGTTCCTCGTAATGCACCCATTAAAAGACCTGTAGGTGCAAAATCTCCACCTGTCATTATAGTAAACGCATTAAAGTAATCAGGATCATCAACTTTCCATGATGTAGTTTTACCATTTACTTTTATCTGAACTATGTTTGGTCCTTTAACATTACCCTTAACTTGCTCTGCTACACCAAGAATTTGTAAGTTACGCATTACTCTATTTGCTGCAACATTCTTCATACCTAAGTTTATTGCTGCTCTAAGATTGTTAGTTATGCCTGTAATTGGATCAACAATATCTTTTTCCTCACTACCCTTTGCTCTCTTAAATGGTGTAATAGATAAACCTTGTAATATCTTAGGACCTTTAAATCCTTCCATGCCTTCAAGTGGTCTATAAAAAGGTATGTAGTCTGATGTTTCCATCCAAATCTTACCTGTCTTTTCATCCAAGACTCCTGTATCTATAAGGAATCTAACAATATGTGAGTTCCATGTTTGATACTGATCAATCATGGTTTGTAGTTGTGGATAATCTTTTAATGCTTGTTCTGCATCTTTCTTATCTTGTGCAGTTATTTTTACTTTTCTACCTTCTGCATCAAATCTAGTTTCTCTTTGCACTCTTAATACAGCCTGAAAAGCCCAAAGCATATTGGGATTGTTAATTGCTTCTTTAAATATTTCGTATGGTGCTACAATAGGTTGACCATCTTGAGGCGATACATCAACAACTGTGGTATAACCTTTTTCTTTGTTATAAACAGGAACACCTCTTAAAAAAGACTGTTGAAATATATCTCCTGATCTATCTGAATGATATAAAGCTGCTGCTGCTGACACAGATGCAGATAACATTTCATCACCAACACCAGATATTTCTCCTGCAACATAATCTGTATCTGCTAATCTTGCATACTGATCTAGTATTTCTTGTCTAAAACCTAATGGATTCCAAAAACCTTTTAATGTTTCTAAAACTCTTTGACCTACAGTTACATCATCAGGTGTGTTATCTCTAACAGTTAATCGTTTAACTATTCTTTCTGTTTCTGCTTTTAAAGGTTTACCACTATTTTTAAAAGAATACTTAATCTTGTTTTCTTGACCTATATCACTAAAAATAAAATTAATATCAGCAGACTCTGCTGAAGGTGTATTCTTTATATCTTCTTGTGCTTTTACTGCTGCTGCTACAGCATCAGGGTTTGCCCCTGTGTTAATGACAGGTCTTACACCTGCTTCTATTGACTTTTGTTTTTCAGCTTCTGCTTTTTGGAGAAGTCGTTTGGTTTCTGAATCTTGTTCTTGTTCTTGTTGAATAGTAATTTCATCATTGCCAACTCCAACGCTTCTTCTTTTTGCAAGGTACTGATATGATCTTGAGGTATCTTCTTCAAGTGTTTGCTCTCCTACACCAAAGTTATTATTTACAAATACAAAGTTTATTAAATCTCCATATTCATTTTTTAAATTATTGTATGTATCTCTTGGTGTATTTTCAACATCAATTAAATAGCTACTAGGTATATATCTTCCTGTTTCAACAAATCTATTTAAAACTCTAGTAATAGAGTTATTAAAGTCTGCATCCACTAATATAACATCTACATCATAACCATAATTATTTCTAAGATTATCTATGGTAGAAATTATAGACTTCATTTTACTTGTACCACCAACCTTAGGTATAACAATGTTATTACCTAATTCTATTTGACTTTCTAAAACATCTTTAAATAAAGAACTAGATTCTACAGCTACAGCATTAGCACCTAAACCATCTCCATATTCAGGCAAGATTTTTTTTGCATCATCTGAATCTACGATTGATGCACCAATTTTTTTAGCAATCTTTTCTGCAAAATGAGATTTACCTGATGCTGGTAAACCTATAGCTATTACCGCTTTACGATCTGCATTAACAACTCCTTCTGCATAATCCTCTGCTTTCTTAATTAACTGTGGCAAGTATTTATCTTTTCTAGCTTTTAACTCATCATCAAAATATTTATCAGATTTAATTTCTCCTTTAACCATTTTTGCTGTTTCTTCTTGAGCAAAAACTCTGTTCTCTGCTTCTATTAATGCACTGTCCGTTAGTAACTTAATAAGTTCATCACGATTTAATCTTCTGTTAGATAAGTTCTTTAATTTTGCACCAAGCTGTCTAACTAATAAGTTATATACATCATCACTCGCAAGTTCTGTAGTAAATACAGGACCACCTAAAAGAAAGTCTATAGAGTTTTGATTTAAAATTGATCTTGCTTGTTCTTTAGCAGTCTTAACTCTATTATAAAGTTGTTGTTTAAATCTTGGTCCAATTCTTTCTACAGGGCGACCAAGTTCAATTAAATCTTTTTTATTAACTAATAGTTCACCTTCATTAAAAAAATCATATTGTTTACCTAAACTTCCTGTTACATCAAAATCATAACCACCTGTCATTATTGGATTTATGTAAGCTAAAACTTTATCTTTAGGTATTACATATTCAATTACACTACCATCCTCTGCAACTATTCCTTCTTTAACTTCTTGGGCTGCTGATGACTCAGGATCACTTTGATCAAATATAAAATCTCCTGTATCTTTAGGAGAAAATGCTTCTGCAACTCTACGATCAAAAGTTACAGGAACTAAATCATACTTATCTTTAATAGCACTACCACGATATACAACTATTTGTTCTGGAAAATTACTTAATGTTTCTTCTGTAATAAATTTAATATCTTCTTGCAATCTTTCTACATCAATAGTTTTCCACTGTGGTACTCCTAATTCTTCTATAAAATAAGATTCATCATTTTCTAATACAGCAGCTATTGGGTCTGATCCTGCTTCTTGTGCTTGTCTTATAACTTCACTAATTAATGTGCCTTCAGGTTCATCACGATATTTATCTGGCAAAGCACCCCATTCTATTCTACGAACAGTCCTGCCATCAGCAGATACAAACTTAGGTCGTGTTACTAATTCAATTTCTTTTTGAGGTGTTATTCTTCCCTCTGTTCTAGCAAGACTTAACTTAGTAGTTGATGGACCTATAACTGGTTTTACAGGTATTGACTCTCCTGCTTTTATTTTTAATGCAGTTGCACTAACACCAAATAAACCTTTCTTTTTATAAGGATTTGCTATGGTTGGTTTTTCAGTTATATTAATTAACTTAGGGTGAAATAAAACATCACTAAAATCTAATTCAACTATTCTTATTTGATTAGGATTACCTGACAAAGAATGATATTGACTATCGCCTAACCTAGCTGATCTAATAGCCTCAGCTTGATCATCATAAGCTACAGCAACTGTATCTCCAGTTGGAATATCACCAACAAAGTAAAATACTTTTTTACCATTATTTTTACTACGAGCTTCATCTCTTAATATATCTTGAGTAGCTTCATATGCAGTCTGACTAATTTCTCTTAATCCATTTCTATCTGCTGTTGGAAATCTTCTTTTAATTAAATATTCATTTAACACATTAGGATTCTGATACATTAGATTTACCCATGCACTCATGTCCTCAGTAAACTGATTATCCTCAACACCCGCAATATATTCTGTGTATATTCTTGGTGGGTTAGTTAGCAAATCCTCTCTAAACTTATACTTTAAAGTAGGTGCATCTTCTATTGGTCTTTCAGATAATGGTGCATCATCTTCACTATTAATATCAAAACCTAAGTTAATTGCACTATCATTAATTTCTGTAAACTTAGTTCTTATTCTATCTAACTCTAATGTTGTTCTAACTTTGCCTGTTTCTCTATTTGCAAGTTTGCCACTTAAACTTCTTTCAACAATATCATTAGCAGTTTGAAATCCATTTTCATTTAAAGCATTAACTGTTCTTTCAAAAAATTTACTAACCTTATTTAATATTGAAGCAGGTCTGCCTGTAACATTTTTTTTATTGTCTATGTAATCTTCATAAACTTTAGCGATACCTTCTTCTATAATATCGGCTTCATTATCATATTCTGGTCTGCCACCATATTCTTCTAAAGCTAACTCATAATATGTTTTATCACTATTTTTTGGCTTTGTATTACGCACATAATTTACTAAAGTGTTGTACTCTTCTTCTGTAAATACATCAGCTTGTCTAAGAGAGTGCCATGATTCGTGACCTAATACTCTTGCTAAATCATTTAAAGATTGTTCAGGGTTATTTTTAAAATCTAAACCTGCTCTGTCTATAGCTACAATAATCTCATTAAATACAGGATTAAAAGCACCTTCTGCATCTCTATTAATATTACCTTGTTGATCTCTAATATATTTTTCAAACTTAATTCCAACTTCAGGCGGTAAGTTTTTTCTAAAACTTTCTATTAAATTATCTAAATCTTGATTAACCTCTAGTGTTTCTTCATCTACTAATACACCTTCATCAGTAAATTTTTTATTACCTGTACCTTTAAACTTAAACTTTCCATTCTTTTCTTCTACATAACCAGCAGTAATAAAGTCTTGTCTTAGTCTTTTTGCAGCAACACTATTTAAACCAGTAGCTTCTCTAATAGTTTTTAGAGTAGGCTTACTTGTTTCTGTAATTGCTTGTAAGGCTTTGTAATAATCATTAAGGGAGTATGACCTGTTTGAAAAATCAGGCAACGAGATAAGCTCTGGTGAGCTAGGAAGTCTATTAATAACAGAATACAGCACTCTTTTTTGTGCAATACTCATTTTATTAATATCTGTTTCGGCAGTATATTGTAAAGCTAACTGTTTAAAAGCATCGCTATTTACATCAAACTCTACATTTTTATCTTTAAATAATTTTTTAAAGGTAGCTTCTGTAATACTTTTTGGTGAAGGAGTTTCTCCAAGAATACCGCTTTCACTTCTTGTAGTCATAATTTTATCAAACTGTTTCTTTGATAAATTATCTTTTAATACACTAATTGGAACTTGAAGTTTATTACCTGTTGCATCTGTAATAGTTTTAATTACATCAGGTGCAACTCCAATACTTTCTAATTCTTGTATGCTTATTCCATCATAAAATGGATTTGAAAATGCTTGACCTAAGTTAGATATAAAAGGATTAGCAGGATCAAGATTTTGCATCTCAATATAATCATTAGTTTTTTCTACACCATATTGTGTTTGTGATAACAAATTTAAAGATGCTACTACTTTTCCTGCTACCTCTAATGAAGGATAGCTATATGTTTCATTTGTATTTGGATCACTTATTGAATTACCTTGATAATCAACAATAGTAAAAGTGCCGTCTGCTAATTGTTTTGTAAGGAATATATTGGGAACTGTTACATCAGGAGTAACTATTTTTGATGGAAACTGCTCAGGATTTTGTCCTTTGTTAGTATAATTAGAATATATATTTAAAGCCTCAACTAACTCTGATCTTTCATTAACCTCATTAACAGCATTAGCTCTAGCTTCTATTGGGTTTTGACCTGCATTAATATTATTAGTAGTTTTTAATTCAACTAAATTTAGTAGCTTAATAATATCGTTTTGAGGTGCACCTTCTAATTGACCTCTTTGCAAAGTATTATAAAAATTTATTGTTATTCTTAATTGTTCCTCTGCTTTTAAATTTTGAGCTTCTTGTGAATATTGACGACCAGCAGCTATTTGACCAAATGCAGCTTCAGCAGGGGCAAAACCAAACTCCCCTATAATTTCCATAGCTACATCGCCAACTCTTATTTCTTCTCCTTCTTCTAAGGTAGCAAGTTGTGCAAAGTATTCACCACTACCACCTAAAGTACCTTGTATTGCAGGTTGAGTAACTAATGAGTTCATTGCTTGTCTAGCAAAAATATTAGATATGGCTTTAGGTGCCATTAATTTAGTAGCAAACCCAAAAGATAAACCATCAAAAGAACCTATGATTGCACCTCTAGTTCTTGCATACTTTTCAGCTTCTGATACTAGTTTCTTGTCACTCATGTACCTAGCAACTGATTCAGGATCACTAGGATTCATGCCTTTCTTTACCATGTACTCAGTAAAAGAATGTGCTGCATCTACAGAACCAGATGTAATACCTGTTGCTGCTGCACCTGCTACTGGACCTAAAAATGCTGTAGTCAACACACCAGCAGCTAAACTTTTAGACATAGGTGCTAAACTGGTAGCTGTTACTTGACCTATTAAATTAAAAGGATCAGACTTAAAAGTTTCAAATGCTTCACCTGCACTTTCAGCTTCTGCTAATTGATTAAAAGAATCTGAGTAAACTATTTGATCTTGAAACTTCTGACTTTGATTTATAATATCAACTTTTTGTTGAACAGTTTTTTCTAAACCTTGTCTTTTTTCTAGCTCATTTTTTATTTCATTAAATGTTGGGTCTCTTTTTTGAAATTTTTTTTCTCTTGCTATGTCTTGTAAAATTTCTTCAGGACTTTTATCTTCACCTTGTATCTGTTTATTTAGTTCTTCAATCCTATCTTTTTGTTCTGTATTAAGAACTGGTAATTCAAGTAAAGTTTGAAGTTCTTCTGTAGCATTAGCATATTTAGGTGCTACTTTATAAAGGTCTTTTTGTGCTGGAGTTTGAACAAACTCCCTAGAAAAACCACTTCTTGCTATGTCAAGCAATGAACTGCGTTCTATATCTTCATCATCTATAAAGTCTGTTTCTAATGAAGATACTTCAGGCTTAGGTTGATTGTATTGATTTAAAAAGTTTTCTTTTTCTACAAGATAATTATCATCAGTTACATAATCAGGTAACTCATGTATTAAGCCATCATCTGTTTGAACATACTTAGGCACTTATACTCTCTATAACATCATTAAAGTCTTGCACAGAACTTTGAATAACACCGCCTGTTTGTTTTGTTTGAGGAGTAATACCTAACAGTTGGCTTTGTTTCGCTACAATATTGTTATAAACTTTATTGTAAGCATCTTCTTCAGACATACCTTCCTTAACAAGATTATTAATTTCCATACGAGTTGCAAATGATCCCATTTGTTCTGCTACAGTAGCAGCTAGTTCTTCTTCTTTACTTCCATAAGTTCTAATACCAGCAGCACCAATACTAGATTGATATGTAGTTGCTAAGTCTAATAATTTTTTAGGATCAATTACTTTATTTCCATTTTTATCAACAGTATAAATATCAAGAGATTCTATTGGTCCAAATTTACCTGCTTTTATTTCATCAGCTATTCTACCTACAGGACTTGTTTTATCTCCAAGACCTCTCATGTATTCTGCTGTTGCTTCTTCTTTTTCTCGTTTCAGTTGCAACTCAGCAGCTTTAGCTAAATCTTCTCGTTGTGCTCTCTCAAATCCAGCTTCAGCTACAAGACCTTCGATTTGTGTTTTAGCTATCTTATCTTCTTGTTTTTGTAAAGAATCTTCAGTCTTAGCTATCTGATTTATTAAGTTATTCATGTTTGCACCTATCTGCTCTGGTGTAGCAGATGTAGCAACAGCTATACCTGATTGTAATAAATTAAGACCGCCCATAAGTTTTCTTTGTTTATCTAACTTTTTGGGCATTAACTCTGATTGTAATTTGTAATATTCTTCTAATGCTTTTTGAGTTTCACTTTTTTCTCTAAAGTATCCTGACTCATCTTCTTCTGTTTCAGGATCATCTTCTCTAAATGTAAACCCATACATTCCATACGGATCAAATGGCACAGTCATTCCTGCTTGCATCCTTACAGGTTCTTGAGCCATTGGTGGCATAACAGGATTGGAGGATAAGCTCTGCGAAGATACTATATCTGCTATACCACCACTCGGCATATTGGTAGGTTGCATGGACATCATCATTTCCTCACGCATCGTTGGTCTTGGTGGTGTCTTTTCGTTTGCTGCCATACGACCTTCATAATCCTCACGCATTTTAGTTCTGCGTTGAATCTCTGACATAACTAAATACTGTGGAAACATACCACTAGGATTAGACATTTCTTGTTGAAGTCTATCGTCTGGAATTGATTTTAAATTATCTTCTACTTGTATTATGTTCATCTATTAACCCGTTAATATTTATCTACCACCACCGCCTAAGGCTTGATAAAGTCCTAAGCCACCTAATCCAAGTCCTAACAACTGCTGTGTTGTACTAGGTCTAGGTTGATATTGTGAAACTTGTGTGCCCGGAGTTACAGGTAAACCCTGCAATATCTGACTAAAGAATCCTAATTGTTGTCTTGGGAAAGCTACTTGGTTTAAGAAATCTTGATAACCAATATCAAGTCCTGCTTGTCTAAAGTTTCTACCAATCTCTTGTGCTTCTTGTGCTGCTCTTAATCTATCAAAAGCTAATTGTTGTTGCACTGGTGCTTGACTTGCTAATAACTGAGCAGATGCTAATCGTTGTTGTTGACCTGCTTGATCAGCTTGTAATCCTGCTAATCCAAGTTGTCTTGCTCTTAGTTGTGCATCTATGTTTGCTTGTCTTGCTGCAATTTCTGCTGCTCTATCTCTTTCAAACTGCTGTTGTGCTTGTGTAAACGCATCTCTTTGTGCTCTTGCTTCAATATCTCCAAGCTGTTGTCCTAAATTTCTTTGTCTTTCAGATTGTAATATAGCTTCTCGATAACCACCTAAACCACCTGCTCGTGCTGCTTGAGATTCAATTTGCTCTCCCGTAATATCTGATGATCTTGTTGCTTCTCTTTTTTCAATATCAGTTACAAGTCTTTGAAATGGATTCATATACATTTCAGCTATACCTGTATCAAATTTTCTAACATTGAGTTCTTCAGGTGTATATGCAGTTAGTTGTTGCCCTGTTGTTACTGGTGTTTGTGCAGCAACCTCTCTTGCAATTTGAGATGCTTCTCTAGCTTCTTGTGGTCCTGTAGATAAACCTAATGCAGTTTGTCTACCTAATACTCTTTGTGCTGCTGGACTTAACTCTGCTAGTCTTTGACCTGTATAAGTTCTATAAGGCTGTAAAGACTCAGCCTCAGACCTTTGCAAAAGCCGAGTAAAATACGGCTCTGCATATTCAGGTAAATTAGTTTGTGTTACTGTTGATTCTGTTGTTTGTGGACCACCGCCACCGCCACCTTTACTCATTATTAAACCTCTTTTCAAATACTGTGTAAGCCTTGTTCCAACCTGACTTACCTAACCATTTCCAAAAACCAAATCTTGCAGTGCACTCTATACCACCACATTTATTATCTATAGCCCATGCCTCTGCTTTCTTTAAAAAACTCCAAGCCCAATCTTCTAAGTTAGTCCCACCTAAATATTGTATCGCTACCCTTTTACTTTCAGGATAATGCACAAACTCAGTTGTGGCTACACCTACTATTTTATTATCTTCCTCTCCAAAAATAACCCATAATTCTTGTCTTTGTTCTACACAAGAAACTTTTAAAGCATCTAGGTTCCATCTGCCATTTGATCGTTCAACTGCTTTTTCTAAGAAAGGTGTAACATCATCCCATAAAGTATGCACATAATTTCCGGGAACTAAAGTAACAATGTAATCTTTAGATGGTTTGTAATTAACTTTATTAATATCCTCTTTAATTTTTATAGTTAACTCACTTGCTTCTATCATGCTGGTAGTACCCTTCCTTTATTTAATTCTTTAGGTTGCTTAGTAGTGTTAGTGCGTTCTTGTCTAACTCTGTCTAACATTCCATCAAGTTCTTTTGCACCAGCATCAGATGAACCATCACCTAATCCTGATACCACATCAGCAGGAATAATATACTCTCCGGGTGATACAGCTACAGGTTGTTGTGTGCCAATCATCCCCATAACTTGATCATCCATTCCACCACCCATGCCTTCTATCATGCCTTGTGTTTGCATAGAACCCATTGGATTTAAAACTTGTTCTCTAATTTGCATAAATATTTCATTACCATATTTATCTATAAACATAGCTATAACTTCTGTGTTATTAGGTATTTGACCAAGTATTGCTTTTTGCACCATATCTAAATCTTCAGGCATTACAGTTACGCCACCTGTTTGCATATCTACTTCATAACCCATAGTTCTAACAACATCAGGTTTTTCTTTAGCTAACTCTTGAAGTCCTATGGCATCCTCAGGTATTGTCTTGCCTTCATTCATTTCGTGAATAGCCATACCTCTAGTGACATCATCTATTTTTCTACCACTAGCCATTCTATCGCCACCCATAGCTATTGCTTTTTTACCTTTTAAATCTTCAAGAAAATCTGCACTAGCTTCTAATAAATCTTCTGCCATTGCTTGTTTATATTCTTCTGTTCCTAAATATGGATTACTTAAATATGGATTAGCATAATAAGCATTTTGTAGTGCATCAAAAGTTTCTTGTTTAGCTTGTGATGTTATTCCTGTACCTTCAGCAGCTTGATTCATAGTATCTACAGTTACATCTGGTGGTGGTGTGTATGTTGATGTTGTACTTGTTGTACCTGTTGTGCCTGTTGTGCCTGTGCCTATTGTTGCGTTAGTATCAGTTGTTGGTGAACTTGTAAAAGTTTCTGTTGCTGGTGCAGTCGTATAAGCATACGCTGGTGCAGTCGTAGCAGTATTTTGTGATGTATTTGGTGAACTCATATAATTATACATAGACATATCACCTGTTGTACCTGCATTATCACTCATCTGCACATTACGCAAAAAATCATAAAATGTATTATCTACAAAATTTGTACCATCAAAACCACCGGGTAATACAGAAGCAGGTCTATTACTAAAAGGAAAATAGTTAAACTCAGGATCAATTCCCGGTCTGTAATTTGATGCTGGAATAAATTGTCCTGTTGGTTGTATTTCACCTGTTTCTAAATTTTGCATTACAATTTGTTGTGCTGGTGTTACAGGTTGAGTTACTTCTGGATAAATAGCTGGTGTAAAATCTACATCTGCTTGACCTTTCAATATTTCTTCAAAAGAGGGAACTTGTTGACCATTAGCCATTCCTACTATTCCACCTTCTTTAGCTGATCCATAAAAAGGACTTCCAAAAGGTATTTGCTCAGGATTCATTTCATAAAGCCTTCTCTTTCTTTCTTCTTCTTCTTGTGCAAATTTACGCATATCTTCTTCAAACTGCTCTTGTGCTTCCATAACTCCTCGTGATCCTTCACCTAAAGCTATTGGTACATAAGATGCTGGTTGTGCTAATGCAGATAAAGTGTCTCCACTAAATAAATTTTTACCTATCATTCCTAATCTATCACCAGCACCTACATCTAATTTACCTGATGCTTGTGCTAATACATCAGCTTTAGTAGTTAAATTATCAGCAATAGCCTGATTAATGCCTGATAAATCTTGACCTAATATATCTGCTGCTTGACCTAAATTAGTAACATTTCCAGTAAATCCTGCCATTGCACTTTCTACTTGTGCTTGTGCTGCTTGATCTGCCAATGCTTGAGTTATTACAGGATTAGTTGCTACTGCTGATCCGGTTTGTTCTGCTGCTGCTTCTATAAATTCTTTTGTAGCTTGATCGGCTGCACCTTTAGTTCCTGCACCTATTTGACCTAAAACATTACCAATACCAAATCCTGTAATACCTGCCATGATTCCTTTTTTAAGATCACCTTCTGCTATTGCTGTAGCTAATCCTGAACCTACTGCACCTGCTACTGCTGGACTCATTATTCCTGAAAACAAAGCAGTACCTGCTGCACCACCTAGTAAAGGTGCAAGAAAAGGTAAAAACATTTCAGGCTGTCCTGTTTGTGGATTAATAGTCATTGGCATACTACTAGCTAAACCCTGTACTTCTATAGGGTTCATATGCACCAACATACTATCGCCAAAACGACCTGCGTTTGCTACTTGATTTGCTTGGTTTTTAAGATTTTCCATCTATCTTTCCTCTAAGGTTTCACATCCAAATACATTAAAACTCATATCTACTGCACTAGTATAAACTTTTAAAACATCTCCTTGATTTAAAGTTATTCCTATTACAATAGAAAATGAATCATTTGCTGCTACTGATTTATCATAAAATAAAAATTGTTTATCATCTGCACCTGCACCATTTACATGCACACTTAATCTAAAAGTTATTGCAGAGCCTGTTCTATTAGCTGCTACGATTGAGCTTACAGTTGTTTGAGTTTTATCAGGCACTGTATAAAGCACAGTAGTTGTAGTTGCTGCTGGGTCTAACTGTCCTAATACTTTTAAATTATCAGCCATGTTTTACACCCATTAATAAAAATTGATGCCTACGAACTGACTTACTAATGTTTGATTGTTGCATAGCTTTTAAAGTTCCTATCTCAGCATTTATATCTTGAATTGCTTGTTCAATAGTTCTTCTAGTTATAGCTTCATTTATTTCGTCATATTCTTGATTAGCTAAAGGTAAAGGTACACTTGTTTTTTCTGCCATTATCGTTTGCCATCCTGTCTAAGTTCTAATCTTAAATCACCTAATCGCCATCCAAAATTATCTGCTGTATTTTCTATTCTAATAGCACTTTGTCTGCTTCTTGCTCTTGTATTTGTAAAAGTTGAGTTAGGCGTAACTGCAACAGTTTGTAGTGTAGATAAACTTTCTAATGGATAGTTTCTACCTTTAATTACAAAATTAACTGTATTAGCAGTATCATCTGAACCTCTATATTGTAAATCAGGTATTAATTTAGATATAAACATAAATCTTTCACCATCAGGGTCTAAGTCAAAATCTGATGATTCTATAAATGCTGTGAATGACGATCCATCAGCACTATGTCCTACTTCATGGTTATATAAATAATTAGTATCAGTAGTATCTAATTTTCCAGCAGCAACAGGATGTTTTAATATATATGCTGGATTCCATGCTGTTCTTGTAAATCCATCACTTGTTGTACCTATAGTCCAAGATTGTTCTAAGTAGTTATAAGTTACATATCTATTAACTTCTTCAGAATCAGCACTTGGGTAAAACCATATAATTTCATTGTGTTGTGGTATTGGTGCTGCAAATATTTTAAATGCTTGGTCTAAGTTAATATCATCGAATATGTGATCTAATACAGTACAAGGCAATCTTTGTAAAGAACCTGCATATTGATAAAAGGCACCATTATCCATAAAGAAAATTGTATTACCCCCTGTTGCAACAGCATTAGGAGATATTAAAGACATACCTGTTGCTACCTCATTAAAGCTAAATGTAAAAGGTGCTCCAACAAAACGCATAGATACAATACCTGCATCAGTCCAAATAAGTATTTCTTGTCTTGTTTGTAATGCTCCAATAATTTGTGAGCCTGTAGAAAGTTGCACTCCACCTGCTGAGTTAGTTGCTGTAGGTGTCCAATCAACTGCATTTTCTGCATCTGAAAAACGAACTAATAATGGGTCTATTGTAGTTGAACCTATTGGATTACAACCAAATGCTATAACATGCCTATCAACATCTGACATCATTATTTGTAAGGCTTTTACTGGTGTATCACTTGCACCTGCTCTACTACTTGCTGCTACTGCTCTAGTAGTAACACCTGATGATTCATCCCAATAAAATAAAGCACCACCTCTAGCTAAACATAAACCATCATCACCAAAATTGTCTAGTGACCATAATCTTAATTGATTATCAGCAGTTAATGCTGTTGCAGAACCCCATGTACTTGCACCCCATGTTCCTACACCCCATCCAGTAGAAGAAACATAAGTATCTAACCCTACATTTATTTGATAAGCACCAACAGTAGAACTACCACCATTACCAGTATCTGATGAGTTTGCAGTTACTGTTGATCCTGAAGTATCTTTAGCTTCTACTGTATATGAATTGTCATTAACAATAGTAGCTATTTCATACTCTTGATTTAAAACAGAAGCTATTATATTTCCACCTAATGTAGCTGCACCACTAAAAGTAACAAAATCACCTTGTACTGCTCCGTGTGCTGTATCTGTGATAGTTAGTGTTGCATCTCCGTTAGATGCTGAAAAAGTAACATCTCCTGCACCAGTTGTTGATCTAATAGGTGTAATATCATTAAATATATTACCTTCTTGCACATATAGTTTTTTATGTGTACCTACTAAATTATATTGAGCTTGATTCGTATCTTTATATACATGAATTTTTCTAGCTGTACCTATAAATGAATTAGCAGAATTTTTCTCCCAACCACCTATTCTTTCAGGTCTGCCTTTTCTAAATCTAACTTTATCTGCATCAAACCAACCACCCTCATTAGAGTAGTTTGTTCCTTCTTTATTTATTCCGGGTTTGAAAACAAATTTAGAAAAAGGCATTTTACACCTCTGTCCAATCTTTACCTTGAAATAAAAGTGCCTCAGCTTCTCTGCGTCTTACTAAACCTTGTAAAACTTTACCACCTGCTTTATTCCAACGCTTTATTTGATTAGGAACTTCTTCATACTCTTTAGCATTTAATACTTTTAGCATTGTGCTGTTATTAAGATTTGTTGGTCCTAAGTTGTATGTCCATGATACTAAAGCATCAAACTGACATTGATCTAAATTTACTTGAACTGCTTTTTCTACATGCTCACAGTATTCATCAAGTTCATTTAATAACATATTGTCTGCTTGTTCTTTAGAAATTGTCATACCTTCTTTTACATCTTTAGTATGACCATAACCAATAGTCCATACACCAACTGCATCTTGATATGATTCTAATTCACAACCCTCAAACTTTTTAATTAAAGAAATACCTTCTCCAGATATATTCATATTATTCTCCTTTATCGCTGGAATTAGATGCTCCAAAATAAAACGAAATAACTGCACTTGCTAATCCCCCTAAGTATCCAAGAACTAAATTAATTAATGCTTCACTGTTTTGTTCTGGTGGTTGTAGTGTTACTAAAAATATATATCCAAGAAAACCACCGACAGTTGCAATACCCATAATTCTAGCTGTCCAATCTTTACTAAATTTACCTCTAGCATCTTTTTTATCTTCTGCTTCTAGCTTAAATACATCCACATCTAGTTCTTTCATGCGAATTTCAAAATCTTTTTCTGCTTGTTTTAATTGTAATAGTTGTTCAGGACTTGCATTGTTTATAGCAGTTTGTATGGATTTAGCATCAGAGTTACAGCCTAGTGTTTCACAAATAATTTTAGTTGCCATACCGCCTAATGGACCACCTACAGCAGAACCTAAACTTGGTGCTATTGATCCTACTACATTTTTTAACATGCCTTTTAGCATAAATTCTCCTATAAACTAAAGTATAAACTTGCCAATTAAAAATATTAATACAGCCATAACTGAAGCAACTAATACCATTTTATTGTGTTTGGTCATTAATCTTTTCTTTGATCATCTCTTTCTGCTTTAGCAATTTTATCTGTGTCTATTAAATTAGGCACACCTAAAATAGTTTTAATCATCGTATCTTGACGAATTATTTCGTTGTCTAAACTACGAACTCTATCTATTAATGCTACTAGAATACCATGCTGTGAGTCTAACTTTGTTCCTAATCGTTCTTCCATATTGGTTATTAACTCTGCTTGTTTATCATCTAAAGTATCTAACTTGGTTTCCATTCCATCAATAATTCTATTAATTAGTTTCCATATAAAAAAACCAAGACCTAATGCTGTTGCAATAGGAAATCCGACTTCATTAATAATTTGTATAAAATCATTCATCAATCAATACATGCAAATTAAGATCAATTAATTTCTGTCTATTTAATAAATGTTCTGCTTCTATGTCTTGTTTACTTTGACCATAATACTTAACTGCTAAGTATCTTTTAACCATTAACTCGTTAATATTTATGTCATCAACTATTATTTCCCCTAAAACACGACCATACTTGCCTTTAGAGTCTTTTAATTTTGATCTTAATATTACTTGCTTTCCGTTATTAATAGAATCTTCTAAAAACTTTGCAGCTAGTTTACCTCTAGCTTTTTCATCTTTATTTCTTGTTCTTGATTCTGGTGTGTCAATACCATAAAGACGAACACGACACTTGTGAAGAACAGAAAAACCAAGATCAAGAATGACATCAATAGTGTCGCCATCAACAACCCTAGTAACTGTGCAACCATATTCATACATTATCTTTTTTTGCCTTTGTGTAAACCATGACGAGCATGTTGTTTACCTGCTCTTGTGGCTGCTCGTTTCTTTTTATTGGCTGCTGCTAGTTTACGCCTACCCTTTGCAGTAGATTTTAATTTTTGAATTTGTTTTTTTGGTGCGTAAACTTCTCCAGTTTCAGATGATTTTTTTCCGCTAGGAGTAGTCCACTTTTGTTTTGTCCATTTTTTCAGACTTCTTTGTGATTTTTTTAGTGGCATTATTCTTCATATAAATTATTAAATGTTATTTCAGGGTCCATATAACTTTCATGTTCTTCCGCTGAATGTAAGTATTGCGAAGGTTTAAAGTCTGGTGGTCCCTCTCCTGTAACCCATAAAGCAGGGTTTGTAACTCTTACTCTATTATTTGGTAAAGCTATTACATTACCTTTCCATTCACAGTCCTCAGTTATATACATTACATGAGATTGTTTATGTTGTGCTGGACAATCTGCTATTGGATGATCTGTATAATCTACTGTAAATAAATACTTAGACTTATAAAACTCACCATCTATTTTTGCTATCCAAGGACTAGAACTAGTTCTATCTAATATCATTGTTGCATGATGTCTTGATTCACAATCCCAAGGCTGGGCTAAATGATTTTCCATAGGTTCAGGAAACTGATCCATGCTTATATCTGCTACAAGTGCTTGTATTGGCATCCTAGCCCACATAGCACCACCATGAACATTAGGTATTTCTTCTTCGTAAAGGTCAGCTTCACAACCCGTAAAAACAACTTGAAATGATAATGATCTATCAGGAATAGTATTAACTGCTATTGCTAAGGCATGTAAAAACTCACCATGATATTTTTCGTGATTGTGAGTAAATTCTTTTCTTACCCAACATTTAAAGTGAGGTATATTGTCTATAAGATAAGACACTATTTATACCCGCCACCTTTTGCTTTATATTGTTTTGCTAACATTTGAGCTTTACGAGCAGACCATTGACCGGGTCTGCCACCTTTTCCTCCAGCTTTAATTTTATTAAATAATCTTTTACGCATAGAAGGTTTAGTATAATTACCAGCTTCATTCACTTTACTTTTTGTCTTTCCACCTTTTTTCATGCTGATAGACTCTAAAATTTTGGCTTGACCTGCATGTGTCTTACTTGCTTTTTTTAAACCTTTTATTACTTTATTTAGTTTCTGTGCTCTGCTCATAATAATTGACTTAGTAATCCTATGCTAGAAGTTATCATTAATACATAAAGACCCCATATCATATTTTCTAGTCTAGCAAATCTAGCTTGTCCTTGATCTAGTCTTTTCTCTATGTTTTCGTAGCGTATTGCACATTCTTTTTCATGTGCTGCTACCTTCTCGATAGCTGATGTCATTTCTTTTTCTTTTTAACTCTTACTGTTTTGTAAGCCTCATTAACATTTGGTGTAGATTTATCATCTGCTACATATCTACCTTTTTTGTTTCTGGCACGAACCTGTTTGCGTTCAGTGCCAGTAACTGTATCAACAAGTTTTTTCCACCAACTCATTTGTCTTTAGCTTTCCAAATGTTAAGAGCACACCAGTCAACTAGCATATATACATGCCTAAACCAATGGTCATCTTTAGGTGTTGGTGTAATAGCTGCAACTCCTGAAGCTACTGCTACGATTACGCATATCCACATTAATACTTCTATCATAATTTTCTCCTATGAACTTGGTGGGGTTGGAAACTCGCCTAGTGGTCTAACTGGTGGGTTAGCATCGTTATATACATACAATGCTGCTAGTGCATCTACATCGCTTACTGCATCTATTTTTGTTTTCATATCAGCAGCAGCAGTTCTAACTCCTGCCCTATAAGTTGACCAATCTGAAGGTATAGCTGTACCTGCTTCCTCTTTTCTAACTACCATCCAATCACTAGATGCTAATAATGAATAAGCTCTTTGATCAACACTTTCTTTATGTAAAGTTTTTAAACCTTTAACTAAATTTTCACCTGAACCGCTATCATCTAATGATTTTGCTGTAGCCGTACCCCAAGATGCAGTAACTGTATTACTAGCAAAACTTAAAGTTTCTTTTGTGTTGTAGTAATATTCTTCATCTTTAAAATTTGTTCTATCATAAGCTACCTCGTAAATACCTATAGCTTCTAATTCAGAACTTGACCATGCTTCAAATATATTTCTAGGGTATTGAACATCACCTATATTTATAGCTTTTGGTTGATTATAAGTAGCAGTTATACTGCCTGATTCTACTAATGCCCACATAATTTTATTCTACCTCAATAATTTTTTTTTACCTAGCAACTGTTGGTATGCCACCTGATGTTACAAATGGATGCTCCGCTATTGCCCAATAAATATAAGTTTCTCCACCTGAGTTGGTATCGGTATTACCTGTCGTACATCTAAAACCATTAGATAAAAAATCTATATTGTTTTGACTTGTATTACCAAAATCAGAACCATTTTCTATATTTTCTTTATTAAACCCCATTTTCTTATTTATGTTGTTATAAGCAGGTCTTAGATTATTGTAAACTTGCCAGTTAGTAGCAGTAGAGACACTTTTAATCATTACGAAAGCAGGTCTAAAACCAGTATGCACAAAAGTACCATTAGTACCACCTGCACCTGAACCTGCATATCCACCAAATTGACTAAACCCTTGTATAGATTTAAAGCAATATGCTACAAAATTGGTACTAGCATCATCATTACCATAAAATACTGAAGATGTTGGCACATCATAACTTGTAGCACTAAAAGCATTACCTTGATTTAAAATTCCGAAATCGTGTGTACCATCAAACGCTGTAGTAAACCATAACCAACTATTTGTGTTTGACCTGTTTTTCCAAAAAACAACATCAGGTGCTACACCTAATCCATGACCATAAGTTTGTGTGCTACCAGTAAAACTACCAAGCACAATACTAAATCCTGCTGTTGTGTTTGCTTGTACTGTTGTTGTTGAGTTGCCATCTGTATTAGAACTTGTGGAACCACCAGCACCTTTCCATGCTAATAAAAGATACTTATAAGTATTTGTATTAAATGAAGCATCACCTGTTCCAACAGTAAAACCATTGCTAGTTGCTGTTTCAAAATAATCATTTATATCAAATTCAGCATTACCTAAATTAGTTCTTACTACCTTACCTGAATTACCGATACCTCTTGAGGTGTCCATTGTGTTCCAACCATAGTCAACATCTAATGATTTATTAATAAATAAATCAGGTTGTAAATTAGAATTACCAGTAAAACTATGTGCTGTATCTTGTGAGGAATCACCAGTCCATACTAATGTTTGAAAGTGTTCTGAAGGGTCGTCTATTGTTGTATAAGCCATTATCCGTACTCCGCTAAATTTTTAGTGCATAAGGCATAAAAGCCTGTAGGGGGTGCATATTCAAAAACTCCATAGCCATTAGCATCATTTGCTGCACTAGAAATAGTTGCACTGGTATAACCACCAAAGTTCCATCTTTGTCCGTCTGCTTGATATCCACCCACAAATGGGCTTACATATTCATTTTGAAAGGGTGTGGGTAAATTAGTACCACTTGCACCATTTAATAATGTTCCGTTCCTATAAAGAAAAAACCTCTTAGTTGAATTATCTAAATCTAAAGCAAAACCAAATACATCACCTGCACCCGGAGTAGAACTAGCCCAGCCAGTACTTTCATCACTTGTTTGTGAGCCACCAGTCCAATAATAATAATTTAACCCCGGATATCCAATAAAAATTGTATTGTTATTTTGTATAGCATGATGATTGTAAATGGTTGCCAAGGTATTAGTAGTTTGTATGCCAAATGTACCATTTGATAAATTACCCATTAAAGTAAATTCCCAATACCATTTACCATTAATTAATCCAAAACTTCCTTTTGCTCCCGCCCAATTAGCAGGAGTGAAAGCAACTTTAGTACCGCCTTCTGTTATTGTAGCGGCGTAACTACTTCCATATGCATGAAGCATTGTAAATACATTAAAGTTATTAGTTGGAACATCAGTTGCTTGGTCTGCGGATGATAAATTAACTAAAGTAAAATCATTATTATTACTACTTGAATCATTACCTAAATCTGATGAGTCACTAAAATCTAAAAAGAAACCATTACCATCAGGAACAGACACTCCAGTTATATCAATCGGCTTCCAAATACCAGTATCACTATCAACTTCACCAAAGTCTGTTACAACTGGTGGTGTTCCACCTGATGCCCATGCTTGAGCTATATAACCATTAAGATAATTTTTTGGTCCATCTTCTCGTTGTGCACCAAGAGATTGTTGATTAGTTTTATTAAATCCCATAGCTGTGCCTGAACCCGGATTATTAACAGTATTAAAATCAGTATGTGCAATCATATTGCCATTAACCCATATTCTTATTCTGTCATTTGAAGTTCCTTGTGTAGTATCAAATAAAAAAAATAAATGATACCAAGCATTTGTATCTGCAAAAATTTGTGTACTTTCTCTCCAGACTATAGAGTTTCCATAAACAAACAATCTATCGCTACTATCAAAGCCTATTCTTAATTGTGTGGTATTTGCTGTACCATTACCAAATTCAGCTATAGTTTGAGTTGTTCTTATTTCAGTTCTTTTAACCCAAATGCTAAAAGCCAATCTTTCATAATCAGTTTGACTAGAGGGTGTAAAATGCAAATATTCTGAATTATCAGCTTCTAGTTTTAAAGAATTATCAATATCAAAACCAGTTGATATACTTCCACGATTAGCTGTTCGTTGTAAGGTTTCCATATTAGGTTTGTGCTAAGTTCTGTACTCTTCCAATTTCTTGCCAGACTGAGCCATTATATCTAAATGCTAGTATATCTGTCTTACTAGCTGTAGCTGTAATTGTAGGTGCTGTTGAAGAAGCAAACTCAAATACAGTATTCCAAGCAATCGTTCTTGCTGTACCGCCCTGTGCTATCTCTACAGAAATAATTGCACCCTCTACTGCATTACTAGGTGCTGAGAAAGTTGTATTTTCTGTTGTTAAATGAAAAGCATTAGCTGCTGCTGCTGCATCCCAAGCAACTGCATTGGAGCTTGAGGTTAGTGCAACCTGTGTAATATTAGCTGAAGTAGATGCTGTAACTGCTTTTGGAAAGGTAGCCTTTTGGTTTTCATCAATAGAAACTGCTGGTGTTGTACCAACTGTTGATCCTAAACCAATAACTAAATCATCTGCTGAGTCATCTAAACCCACATAATAATCTTGAGCATTGCCATCAAATACTAACTTAGTATCAACTGCTGCACCATCACCAATAGTTACAGAGTCATCATCTATTGTAAGTATTCCATTTGTGCCTACAGTAGAGCCTTCTCCAATGACTAATTTATCAGCAGAATCATCTAGTGCAATATAAAAATCTTTAGCATTACCATCATAAACTAATGCTGTATCAACTGCTGCACCATCACCTAAAGTAACTGTATCATCAGTAATTGTAAGAATACTATTTGTTCCTACTGTTGATCCCTCACCAATTAATAACTTATCGGCACTGTCATCTAAACCAACATAAAAGTCTTTAGCGTTACCATCAAATACAATCTTAGTATCTTCTGCTCCTGCATCTCCTATTGTTAAAGTAGGAGTTGTACCTTTTAAAGCCATAGTTTGTGCAACAATATCGCCTGTAGTTGAAGATGCTGCTTGTCCTACACCAATAGATTGAGCAAACTTAATATCTTGGTTTTCATCTATTTCAATAGCAGGAGTTGTACCTACGGCTGAACCAAGACCTATAACCAAGTCATCAGCACTATCATCTAGTCCTATATAGTAATCCTGAGCATTACCATCAAAAACTAACTTTGTATCTTCAGCAGTAGCGTCTCCTATTGTTAGGGTTGTACCATTTACAGATAAAGTATCTGTAACTTGTAAATCTGTAAAAGCATCTAATACGGCTGCTCCTGAACCTGCTCCATCTAACTGAACTACCGCTACTTTTCCATTTGCTATCGTTACATTTGAGCCTGAACCTTGAGAAATAATAATATTGTAAGGTCCACTACTGCCTGAATCTGTAGTAGCATTTTCTATAATATGCACTCTTTTCATGGTGTTTGGACCAATAGTTATTGTGCAATCAGAATCTAAAGCACCTGTGTACTTTAAATATATAGCTCTACCTGCATCAGAGCTTCCGTCTGCAACAGTAGTTGTATGAGTGTCAGCATTAGTCGTAATAGCTTCAGTACCTATTCCTAGAGCCTCTCCAATAAGCTCTAAATTGGTATTTGTACTTGTCCCCCAAGTACCTGACTCATCACCAGTTGCTATTTCTTTTAATCGTAAGTTATTTACATATGTTGCCATATTAAGCTACCTCTTCCCAATTTGGGTTTTGTGTTGTACTAATTATAGAATAATTTGGAGTTTGTGAGTC